TTTGTGTGACCAGCAGATAATACGATTTGGTTAGCACTTATGTTAGTGTCGTATGCCTCGTACTGGTTACTAGATGAGTTAGTTGCACGATATTTTGTTGTTAATGATCCAGTTGATAAATCTGTTTGCATAGCATCGGCAGAATTAAACATTGTCGTATAGATATGACCATTACTAGATATTGTTGTTGGATAAAAATGAGACGTATTATTGGCGTCGCTAATAACGTCGCCACCATGGAACGTTGTCCCATTGATAGTTGACGCACTAATATTTGTACCGATTACCGTACCAGCACTGATAACATTACCTGTGTCTGGCTGGTACCCTGTTGATTGAGCAGTTTGAGTTAGCATAGGTGAGCTAAACAAGCCATACCCACTGCCGTTATAAGCCCAATATTGGATAGCAACATAGACAGCCGTACTTGGCGAGACTGCATTATTGATTGTCACATAACGCCAATCCTGTCTTGAGCCAATACCGTTCCACGTGTTACCAGCATATCCACTATCCAATCGGTTACCGTTGGCATCAAAGAAGGCCAGTGTAAATTGATACTTAAGGTTTGTATCACTACCAACTTCAAGGAACCAAACTGACGCACTATAAGGAAGACCAGTTCTCCCATTCAATGAATATAGTTTAGATTGGGCAAAGTTTACCCAAGCTCCGGCGCCTGTGTTATTATGGTATCCAATAGACGGTACACCATCGTGCAATGTTTGATTTGAGTAATAGCCATTGTTCATAACATCCCACCCCGGGATATATGAACCGTCACCACCAGATAATGACGAATTATAAACTAGATTTGTGGAACCGCGAATAATTAGGCTTCTCGCCGTAACAAGACCGTTCTTATCTACTGTGAAAGTTCCGTTGTTAGTTGTAAAGGTATTGGCCGCAATGTCAGCCGCTGTCAATTTTTTACCAACAAGGAGTGTGTCGATATTTGCGCTAGGAATTATTACGGGGTTAGCTGTATCAAAATAGATATTTTTACCAGATAATGTCAGTTGACCGCTAGATGAGATCAGGGTGTTACCAGCTTGAATATTAATTTGGTCAATTAAGTCATCTTTGGTAACTCTAAGGTTAATATCCTTAGCTGTCTGTGTTTTGTAGGTTGAGAAGTCGCCATTATTAACCTTGCTGGCAATTGTATCAGCTGTCTGTGACTTATAAGTGTTAAAGTCACTAGATTCAACCTTGCTCTCAATTGACTTAGCAGTTGTAGCTTGATAGGCTGTGAAGTCCTTATTGGCTACCTTGCTGGAAATTAAGTCAGCAGTCTGCGTTTGATAGGTTTCAAAGTCACCGTTATCAACTTTGCTAGCAATCTGACTAGCAGTTTGCGTTTGATAAGTTGAGAAAGCGCTATTGCTTACTCTATCTGCAATTTGACTAGCTGTCTGGGTCTTATCTGAGGCATACTCTGAACTAGAAACCTTATCATCAATTAAGTCAGCTGTTTGGGACTTATAGGTGTTAAAATTACCATTATCGACTTTGCTAGATATTTCTTTAGCAGTTGTCGCTTGGTAAGCTGAGAAGTCCTTAGTAGCCACCTTTTGGGCTATTAAGTCAGCGGTAGTCGTTTGATAGGCTGAGAAAGCACCATTATCAACTTTCTGCGCTATTTGACTAGCTGTCTGAACCTTGTAACTAGCATAGTCTGAGTTAGCAACCTTGGTAGCTAGTCCATTTTCTAGGTCAGCAATCGTTAGCTTGGAACCGTCTTTTAGGTCTGTCACTGCTTGACTAGTTACCTTACCATTATCTATTGCTGTAGTCGCTTGGCTAAACGCATCATCAGCTGTACTTTGAGCCTTAGCAGTAGCTGTAGAGTTGTTGCTTATTTCAGCACTAGCTTGACTACCAACCGCTTGAGCTTGGCTAAACGCATCATCAGCTGTACTTTGAGCCTTAGCAGTAGCCTGTGAGTTAACTGCCATTTGAGAGTTAGCATATGAATAGGCATTATCGGCCGTACTCTGAGCTTTAGCAGTAGCCCGAGAGTTGACCGCTATTTCAGCACTAGCTTGACTACCGACTGCTTGAGCTTGGCTAAACGCATTATCAGCTGTGCTCTGAGCTTTGGCAGTAGCAGTAGATTGGACCGCTATTTCTGAATTGGCGTAATTGTAATTGCTATCTGCGGCTGATTTAGCGGCATTTGCCATTGAAGCCGCCTGACTTGTAGCACTGGCTGCACTTGTAAACTTACCGTCTGTATTATTCTTTAGGGCTGTTTGTATCTTTGCAAGTTCGGAATTATAGGCGTCTTGATAATTTTTATAAGTCTTTCGATCTACATCACTGGCGTGATCTGGATCTGTCAACACATCAATCATGAACTTGTTTAAATTATTATATGCGGTGGTTAAAGAATCTGTATTGATTCCTTCATCCTTTGCATTTTGAACAATTACATTATATTGTGACGTTAATCCCGCAAATTGTACGACATTATTTTGTTTCTCAATCACAGACATCAAATTAGGGTCATTTAAATCTGTGACCCCCTTAACAGCAGTGTCCGCCGCGTCTTGTGAATCTTGTGCTAATTTTGTCGGATTAGTAATGTTGACTTCAACGAAAGCACTTTTTGTCAATACTTCACCTTCTTCTTAAACGTGTAGCTAATCATCAGAGCTATTACTGTTTTCCCCGTTACCATCATTGACAACTGGCATAGGTTCTCTTATCGTTAGTCCAGAGTTATAGACATACTGCCCGTCAACCGAGCCATCAGGTTCTGTTACTTTAAATGTTTGAACTAATTTATTTCCATCGCCAAAATTATGAAACCCAAGTCCTTCTGGTTCAACATGTTTTCCATTCATTCCAAGTTGCTCTTGGGTGTCATAATACATGTGGAATACCTGCCCTCTGTGAATAACGTTAGCACAATATAGCTCTGCTGATACGCCGATGGCTTGGTTGCCAACCGCCCAATAAACATATGGAAAATTAAGTGCCTGACCCTGAACAATCTGGTCATCACCAGTGAAGTCATAATCTAACCAATTGATACTGTATTCAACGGTTTGAATACCACGTTCGGCATCTGCCATATTCAAGATTCGATAATTAAATGATGCGTCACAATAAGCCAATAAATCATTTTCTCTATCATAATTTACCCTTGCATAGTGATGAGTATCGACTAACTTAATAACGCTGTTTATATCAAAGGTTGCTCCCGCTTTAAATTGGAATCTGACAATTGACCAGTCGTTGACATCGTTCTTTACAGATGTTATAATCCAAGGAGAACCATTAATATACTTGACACCAAAAGACGTCCCATGACCACCCATTTTAAGCTTCATTGATGATACATAATTAAAGTTCTTATCTCTTAGAGTGAAGGCAGTATAACCACTATCACCAGGGTCTGACGATTGGTACCAACTACCATCATCAAGTGGCTCTAGGTGTTGCCCTATTCTACTAATAGGATTGTCATATGGATTGAACTTACCAATTAACTTGTATGATTGATTATCAATGTGCAATTCTGGGTCCGTAGAAATATAGTCACCGTCAATATACGCTCTAATGTTTCCCATTAATGATGGAGAGACATTAATCAGGTCTCCTGTGTCTTCCCAATTCGGGTCTACTGACCCATCTGTGTTAATATGGTGCCATGAAAAACCCTTGTCATCAATGTATGTGCTGATATTCTGCTTACCAACCCATGCACTCAGCATTAATCTTTTGGACGTTTCACCTTGCGAGAAATCAAGTCCATCTGGGTGAGATAAAACTGGTGTAATTGAAGATGCGTCAGATATTGCTTTTGATAAGGCGTCAGCTAAAGCGTTTTGATAGCCAGTCAGCCATGCTGGCGATGCGACGGGTACGGTAACAAATTCGCCAAAAGCAATGCTGTTTCCGTTCGGATTTGCAAAACTTAATGTCCTTTGGATAACTCGACCAGTAGCATTAAGTTCTGGTGTAATATACTTATCCTTGAACCGAATTGTCGTACCTAAGGGAGGCAAAAAGTTTGGTGAAACAGTAACCTCATAGTATGTTCTTGGGTGATTAAATAAAGTAAGCATTTGTTTTCCCCAAGAAAGTAATCCACTGGCGGACTGAATCTGATTAGAAGTTATTACCCCTTCTAAATAGGTATTATTAAGAGACCCAGCATAGTTGTAAGTATTGTTAGCATCGTCGTCAACGATATAGCTTTTGCCATCATTTTTAGGTTCCATCGTCTCGCCATTTGGGCCATATACATAAAGCTTTGTTATTGGCGCAGATACCGTCGTTCTCTTAATGTCAGTTACGTTTTTACCGAATACTGCTTCTTCATAGACAATTGACGACGATAGCTCGTCGGTTACCTCAACGATTTTGTCAGATATTTTACCCTGACTATTGATTTTTACATATGCGGTAACTTCCACTCCAAAAAGTTGAAGCATGTTTTGTAATAGTACAGTCCCTTTTGTTTTTCCATCAAATGAATCTGTATTTTGAATAGCCGCATTATTGGTATTAAATTCTAATTCCCAACCAGAATCTTGAAATAACCTGGTAAAAATAGTCTTAATGGATTCGTTTTTTATCGTTGCCGCATCTGGCACTAAAAATGCCAAGTCTCTGAGCATCATGTTGCACACATAAGCTACAGTATTGACGGAGGCCGTCATCGTTGTTTCTTCTGTAGTCGTATATATATACATGACATACCAGCGGTCTAAATAGGCGTCGTAATAAGCTAAATAATTTCCAGCAACTATTTTATCACTATCTGGTTGTCCTTGTGGAACAGTAACAGTCCCTTGGTGATCATATTTTTTAGATTGAAGATTAGTATTAACTTCTGATCGATAGTTGTCATCCGTCCCGACACTTACATCATCATCATATTGAGTGTTTGAGCTATCTGTGTCTGCGATTTGCATTGAGATAGAGTCGCTAGTGAATTTTGTAGCGCCATCAGTCGTTAATACGCCAATGTTATTTAAATGTGAGTCTAAAATTAAATACTGATTTCCGAGAGACATAATACTCCTCCTTATATGTATGAATGGGTATCCCCATCCTTAAAGCTTTTTAGGTAAATACTTCAAAACTATGTTCGCGTCGTCTATATCCCCAACCATATTGAGACTGTTAACTCCAGGCTTTAACTTTGGATAGCTAGTGGACCACACAGGGTATTCAATTTTTCCCCCAACGGTTGTTTTTTGTGCCTCTGAGTCAAGCATAATCTCATCACCAGCGTTTGCAATATATGTTGGTGTGTTATTGTTGCTTATCGCATTGTGCTTGTATACTTCGAGACTAGTTAAAGACATATATGGGTCATTATAATCAACTTTTTGAATATCCTCGGTGATAGGGCGCTTACCAAAGAAGATAGCAAAACCACCGAGCGCTGTATTATAACTGTTCCCAGTTTTGACCGGCTGTTGTGAACTCACAATCAAATACTTGTTTGTATTACGATAAGCCTGCCCGTTAGACAAATTGTGCTGAGTGATCGACCAATCAAACTGGTTATCATGATACGATAAATCTAAAAATAACCACGCATCAGATAAAGCACTAGTTTCTCGCCTATTTTGAACCCTGATATATGTGTCTACCTTTTGGTTAATCGTTTTCTTTGTTACCTTGCCATTCTTTGCTCTTGAAGTGACCGTTTTTTGGATAGTTTTTGTACCAGTTTTAATATTAACTGTTTGGTCTGATTGATTACCAAAAGCACCGCTTGGCCCATAGCCATAGTAAAATGTCCGATGTGTACCATCGCCAACATCAAAATTACTTCCGGGTTGAGCGATTTGCAAAAAACATTCTGGCCTTGCTCCGTACGCATGATCTGAAATACCAAAGTGTCCAATTGTTTCTCCATTGGGGCTTAGCCACAACAATTGGATCTGTCCAATTGCTCGACCACTGTGAGTTCCGTTCCATTTTGTATGATGAATACCGGCTTTAATCCGATATTCTGGTAGTGCTTGTGTCATACCATTGTATTTATATCCGGGACCCAACCATTTATTGTCGTTGTCGGCTAAACTGGTTGGCATTGTACCATAATCTTTTTTGCCATTAGTTTTCTTAACAATCATCGATCCAGAATCTTCATTTATTGCCGCCGTCCCTTGGAACACGTGATCAGTGCCAGTTTTGATTGGACTTAACGCGTCGGCCCCATTACTCCAAAGCGCCATCGAATTGATTGGATCATCAATAACATTTTCCCATTCTTGAACAGCTTGTGCTTGGTCTACTGGGTCTTCCGGCCCAACACCATAGTTTCCGCCATTCAAAGAATATCCGACGTATTTTAGTGCTCGCTTTGGAATGATTTGAATGACTGGCTCTGTTTGGGCAGTTCCAGATACAGTAATCGTATTTAGACCATTTTTTAAAGGAACTTCTACTTGTGGCAGTGTCGCCCGTGGATCTGACATCACGAATGTGATTGTCGATGTCGTGTCCCAAACACCTTCTTGAACAGCTTGCGGATTACTAATTGCAGTAATGTGTCCCCAATAAGTTAGGTCTGGTTGGAATCCAAATACCAATGGAATCTCTTGATTATTATCAGCTTCATCAGTTAATAATAACCCAGCTAACGTCTGAGTATAATCTAAATAAGACTTTGAGTTTTGTGGTGCCATAATTGTAATTGGAATATTAATTGTCTTTGATGTATAATCTGTTCCACCATAATAATTGCCATATTTTGCAGGGATGTCAGTTGCAAGTTCTGACATTGTTGGTGCGATTGGTGGGAGCACCATCCCCATAATGACGTGTAAGTCTGTACGACTATTAAGGCCGCCTAAACTAAATTCATCTTCTTTTAATGCCAACGGTTATAACCTCCCACTCTCTATTATATGTACATGGGGGAAATATTCCCCCATAAAATGGTTAATTTATCAGATGATTGTAAACATCTTTTGGCTTCTGTTGTCGTTTAACCGAGTCGTAAATACTTTGATCAGTAATGACAGCAAGATTTGGAGTGTTAGCTGATCCTAATAAAGCTTGCAATAGCGCGTTCGTCTGTTGCTGTAATGTTACCAGTTGAGAGAGCGTACTATTATCAATATTATTAGAGTTATTAGACGAGTTTGCGATACTGCCACTTTCAAGATAGTTAATTGATTGCTTCAACTGTCTAATGGCGGCATCTTTATCAGTTAAAGAAACAACCATTTCTGGTTTATTCTTTTCAGCGATATTAATCGTTTGAGCTTTGTCAACTAATCCACCATGTTCCATACCCTTAATGTAACGGTAGGCTGCGGATGCGTTAGC